TTTTTTGTTTTTTCTAGTATGTGAGCATTTTGGACATTTAGTTTTGACCGAGCCAGTAGAGCGTTTAAGTATAATGCCTAAGTCAATAAGCTCATTGTAGTGATTCATAAATAATAAATTTTTTTAAATATAAAAAAAAACTTTTATATTATAATGATAATTTTGTAATATTCCATTTATCTAAAATATTTTGCAAATATGGTTTTAATGGTTTTTTGCATTTATACCATTTACTATCATAATAATAATTAGTTACCCAACATTCAGCTAAGGGTATATCAATTGTATCATCTTTAAAATCATGTTTAACAATTATAGCAATTGATTTTTCTGTATGCCAACTATCAACTAATCTTTCAAGTAATAACCTTTGACCAGTAGGTAAATTGTTACCAACTTTTTTTGCCTCAAATAATATCAATGCTTTATTGTCAAATTCTAAAACAGCATCAATATCGGTTGGATGTATTTTATCATCACCAATACCACTAAAATCAATAGCTTGTTTTACTTGATTACTGTTCCTAATTAGCTTACTCATTATTTTAAATAATTTAACAATTCATTTATTTCATTTCTGTCTAATATTTGACTTAAATTAAATTCATTAAGTTTATTAGTTTTTGTTATTGCTCCTAATTTATTTTTACCATCAACATCAACATAACTTACATATTCTTTTATACCTTTTACTTTATAATAGCATTTGGGTTTATTTTGTTTTTTATAATTTTCCATAAACCGATGAATAAACATGATTCCATTTTTATCATTATTTCTTAATTTAAGTAATGTTAAAAAATGGTCCTTCCAAAAATCATCATTTCTATGATATTTAACAGCTAAGTAAATATCTTTTAAATCGTATTTATCAATTCTAACACATCTATCTAAAACTTGCATCCATTTATTTTTTTGTGTATCACTTTTTGGTTGATACCTTTTGTCAAATAAATCAACAAAATGTACATAGGAATTTACAATTTGTGAATCGTGGTTAATATTACTTTTATTAGTATATATATTATTAATATTACTTTGTGGCGGATTTTCCGACATCGGTTTTGTCGATTTCGGTTTTTTACCTTTATGGTTTGCTTTTAGTATATAGTTAAATCCTTTAAATTTACCTTTGTCGGTTATTCTTTTACGCTCTAAATAACCACATTCAATTAGCTCTTTTATCTTGGCTCTAACAGCATCTTTGCCCTCTTTAAAATGGCCGCATATAAATTCAATAGTAATTTCTTGGTCAGCTGTATGTGAAAATAAATAAGAATAAAGACCAGTAGCACCAACAGAAATACCTTTGTCTCTGAAAATATAGCTAGGTATTATGGTAAAATTATCAAACTTTTTAGGTTTAAATATCTTATTGTATTTCATAAATAAGTTAAATATTATTCTTTGTCAACCAAACCTTTTATTGAATCGCAAAAATCTCTAATTTGTTTATAAGTATCAAAGAATTGATTGTAGGTAATTTCTTTATCCTCATAAAGAAACCACAAAAAATCTAAAAGCAACTCAAATTCTGGCTCATTAGCTTCGCCAATATATTTATAATCATATTTAAAATTATCGCTACTGGTTTGGGTCCATCTCACTTTTTGTGTATTAGGTTCAAAGTATATTTTTTTTGTTCTATTAGATGCCATTGTTAAAATATTTATCTATTGTTTCAATACATTCATCTAAATTATTATGCCAAACAGCCACCCAGTTCTCATTATTAAGCTCTCTAAGCCACTTTTTTTGGTTTTCGGTGGGTTTGTTATACCCAGCTTTTAATTCAATCGCTAAACCATTCTTTGTCTTATTAGGATTAAAAATCATAATATCTGGTATGCCTGGTTTAGTGCCTAGATATTTCATTTTGTATTGTTCAAATTTTGTTCGTTTACCCTCATTTGCTACATGAGTAAATAATGCCTTAGGATATTTTAAACCAATGTATTTCATGACCTGGTTTTGTAATATATCCTCTTTGCCTAAATATTTACTATATGGGTTTTTATACATAAAATTTATTTACAAAATTAAAAAATATTTAGTCAGTATCAGCCATGATGTAAATAATTCGTTTCATTTCTTTATTTTCAGACCTTACTAATTTTAGTTTTTTATCTTGATTTACTAACTTATTTTGTAACTCACCATTTTTTAACAATAAAAAATTATACTCTTTTACTAAATCATCAATGCTCATTTTTGTAGATTCAAAAATATAATCTTTGTCGGCCTCTTTTAATATTTGATTAAACATTGTTTGTAGATGTTTATGATGCTTTAAAATATAGGGTAATTCTTTTAAGCTATGTATTACAGTAGCATGGTTTTTATTTAATGTTTTGCTTATTTGCTGAAAACTACATTTAGTATATTTTCTACATAAATAATAATAACACGCTCTGGCAAAAATATACTCAAATTTTCTAGTAGGATTTTTTAATTTTAATTCTGTATGTTTCTCAACAATATCTTTAAAGTATTCTAATTTCATATTATATTAAAAATGAGCCATCCTCAGCGTATTTGTACCATGTATAGCTAGGCGGTATGTTAGTTTCCAAATAATCCTTCCAACTCTTAATGGCTTGTTTATATGCATTGCGGCCAAATTCTAATGTATCATCATCCAAAGTATGGACCTCGCAAGTATATGGATATGTAGTGGTAACAGCAATAAATTTAAAATTATCTATTCCGCAAACATCCATATAAAATGCCGCTTGTAAATGGTAACCCCATTTATATACATCCCTTTTAAATGCTTCTGGTGAATTATCTTGGCAAGTTTTAACATCACTTATATAATTTGCCATTTTATTTATACAATCTGGTCTGACCCTAACATATATGCCATTAAATTTAGTGTAATGTGATAGTTCCATTTCGCCTCTTGTATATTGTTTAGCTAATTTATTTTTATTAAATGATTTTACAATTTCTTTAATAATATAAAACATATCAGATTCTAATACTATTTTATTTTTTGCCAATTCTATTTGGTTGCTATATGCCTCTTTACCAGCTTTGGTCCTTTTATCAATTTTATCTATAACATAATATATGTCATCAAAATCCTCTGGCTCCAATAACATTTGATGAACCGCAGTTCCTAATTTCATTGCTGGAGTTTCTTTAAATTTTCTATTTAAAAAATGATATACTGATTTTTTCCAAATTTCCTTTAAACCACTTGCACTTATAGATTTATGCGAATGGTAAACCTCATTGCTATCCTTAATTATTTTCATATACTTTTATTCTGTTTTCTAAAAATTCCTTAATTTTTTTTATTTGCTCTTTTTTATCTTTTTTTGATTCAGCAATTTCACATATTCTCACCCAAAAATGTTTTGATTCTTTTGGCCTAAATATGTCTTTTAATAAATTACCGACCTTTCGCATAGGGCGATAAACTTTAGTTACATTAGTTACTTTCATATAATAAATTTTAAAGTTGATTTTAAATTTAAAAAAAAATTTGCATAAATAAAAATAAAATATAAAAAAAGGGCATAAAATTAATTACGCCCTTAGTTCCCTTTGTTTGCTTTTATATTAATTAAGGGTGTTCTAACTCATCAACATTAGATTTGTTAATCCATTTATTCTCTAAGTCAATGACTTGATAATTAAACTTGACCAAAAAGTGTATTGCATCATAAATCTTTTTAGTTTGATTTCTAAAATGATTAAATGTTTCACCCTCAATGGTTTCTGTCTTGTTTTCGTATGCCATAACTTAAAATTTAAAAAGGTAAATCGTTGCTTTCATTTGCAACTACTGGAGCTGGTGCCGAACCGCCCTCTTTACTAATTTTCCAACCTTGTATTGAGTTGAAATATTTAGTTTCACCCTCAGGGTTTTCCCATTCTCTACCTTGTATGTTAATACCAATAGTAACAACATCACCAACATTGTAGCTATTTAATACCTCACATTTATCTTGTATAAACTCAACAGTTATAAATTGTGGGTAATCATCGCCAGTTTCAATCACTAGCTCTCTTTTTTTAAATCCTTTTGCACCATACTCTTTAGTGGGATTTATTAACTTAATTTTTCCTTTTAGTTCCATATTTATTATTTTAAAGTTTAAATTGATTTTTAATTTCTGTTGCCCAAATAGTTTTCATTCTATATTTTTTTAAAATTCTTTGGGCCTCTTGTTTTGCATTACTTTGCTGATTATTTAATACAGCTTTTTTTTGGTTAATATCTAACCATGGTCGGTTATCCTCTTTTTTAACTTCAACCTTTTTATTACTAGCTAAATTACCATCATCATCCTCAGCCATAAGGCCTAATAATGATTGTAATGTGTATCGCCTAAAATAAGTTATACAGCTCCCTAATTTTTGTGGGTCATTAATTTCTGGTAATTTAATACTAGATAAAATTCTATTATCGGAATCAACATCTTGTATAACACTATGTACCTCATTATTTATTATAGGTTGTAATAATAATAAACTATGCTTTTTTAAAAGTGGATTTAAATTATTAATTAGCGAATTGATGTCGAAATAACTGCTTTTAAAAAAAGGATTTTTTGCATCCTTTGAGATTGCTCCAATCTCTTGCTGTAAAGCAAACAGCTTTTGATTTATTGATTTCATAAAGTTTAATTAATTTTTTAGTTCATAAATTATTCTGTTTAATTCAAATCCTGAGTTGTTTAATTTAGTAATATCGCCAACAGTCAATCGCTCAGGATTTTCTATTTTAGTTTTTAATGTTGGCATTGTGCAATTTAATATTTCACACACATGGTAACGCTTAAATTTTAATCTTTTAAGCTCATTTCTGAAATGTAGTTCAAATTCCATATATAATTATTTAGCTTGTAAAAATAAAAAAAAATTTGTAAATAAAAGAATTATTTTAATTTATTTTATAAAAGAAAACCCCCTAAATATAAGAACTCAGAGGGTTTTCACAGCAAACAAGGAAAAGAAAAAAGTTTAAAATGTTGCTTTAAATGTACTGCTTTGGTCATCGTTTTGGTTAGGTATGTGCATAATAACCTCAAAGGCATTTTTCTTAACACTATAAGTCATGCCATCAATATAACAGCTTACATCCTCTCTTAAATTGCCACTAGCTGGATTGCCAAAGTTAATCCATACTTTATTATTTAAACCAATAGGGTCATTATTTAAATTATATAATTTACCCTCATATCTAACAAGGTTTGTTCTATAATCATTTATTACTTGTTGTGTTACAATTTGCTCTAATGACTTTACAAAACTAGCATTATCATCCCTAGGCCTTATACAGCTAGTTGCTGATAAACCACAATTTGTATAATTATTTGATGATAATTGTAAATCACTTAAATCTAGCTCACCAGTTAAATTTGAGCCAGTTGTTCTAACTCTTTCATAAGCAAAACCATCTATATTGGCATAAAAATTTGTTCTTTTTGTACCCTCTTTGCGGTCAAATAAAAGCTCAATATTATCATAATATAAAGCATTTAAACCGCCAGAATTTTGTACAAAAGGTTCATATAAATCTAATGTCAATATACCAGTTATTGGAAACGTACCAAAATCATATTCAAACTCATCCCAAGCATCAACAGAATCAATATCTTGTATATTAACAACACTACTATCTTGCCATGATTCAGAACTATTATTCCAATATTTAATTTGTGTTGCTCCTGGTCCTTGCTCAACTACTTTTACACTAAATCTAAAACTAACACTACCATAACCACTATTAGTATCAAAATAAGCGTTAATTTTTAATTTATGGCCTAGATGTGCTGAGTTGTAAACATCAGCTGTTTTAGTTAATGTTTTTCTAGTGCCAGTTTCATTGGTTTGTGTTTGCGAGTTTTTAAAACTATTTAAACCTTGTTTTGTAAAATCGCTAGATAATGCACCTGGTGATGTCGTACCAGTATTTGTATAAGTGGTCCAATTTGTTAAAGCATTCTCAAAACCTGAATTGGTAAAATTATTAGTTTCCAAATATTGTGAGGTTTCATGAGTAATATTAAACTTATTTAATGGCCTTAAAAACTCTTTTACTAATGTGTTTTCTATTGGCAATAATTGGCTAGGTATCTGTTTTAACATATTGACTGTTGTTGTCGATTGATAAGTACCCTGATAATTATACTTAATAAATTTTATAGATTCAGTACCATTATTAACTAAATTACTAGATTCAGATGCCCTAATGTTAGTTGGTATTGTGCCACCTTGAGCAGTTGATGCACTAGCATCTTTTACACTTTGTGCCGAATAGCTTGAATTATTGATTATATACCAACTACCAAACGCTTGAAAAATCCTAGCATTTGTTATTTTTAAAACTTGTTCTAATATATGCTTTGCGGTATTAACATCATATTTATCCTTTAGTAAAGAATATGGCGGAATACTCATAACATCATATAATGTGTATTGAGTATTACTAGGATTTCTAATAAATATATCTTGACTAACATAAATGTCAAGTTCTAAATCTAAATTATTTAATGTATTATATATTAATGTTCTAGCATTTACACCATTAACGCTAGTAGTACTTAAATACATAGTATAAGCATCTAACGTACCCAAACCATCAAAAGCTGTTAGTGATATTGGAAATGGTTTTGTAGTAATTGCCTCTCTAAATTGGTCAACTACCAACCAACCTATCCAATATGTTTGATAATTATTACTACTATCTTTATATGATATTTTTACTTGATATTCTCTCTCATCAAACTCATAAAAATTATCATAACTTACTGTATCAGTTACAAATAAATTTAATGTACATTGAGAACCTTTTATTGGCGAATAAAAATTGTCATCACCTTCCCAGCTAATAACACATGGGTCAGCTTGACCAACTATTGGTAAAACAGAACCAGAATAATTTTTTTTTAAAATTTCTATTTTTTTGCCATTTTCCGCATCATCGGAAAACTCCAATCTGTATTTTACACCATACGCCATTATATAACTCTATTTCGTTGTTTGTTTGCTCTTTGTAATGCCACTACTAAATCTTGACCTTTTAAAGTAAATGAACCGCCAACTTGTACTTGTTGATTATTCCTATCCCCTATCATGCCCTTTAATTTATCTAAAGGTGCAATAACCTCTGGGTTACTTCTAGCTCCTGGATATTCACCCATTAACCCCATTGTTGGAGTTGATACAATACCACCAGCGGCAAATTTCTTTGGTTTTTCTACTTTACTAAATGCACCTTTAACAGCAACAGCCGCACCAGCTAATAATGCTGGTAAAACAAATGCCGCTAATGGACCCATTGATTTTGCAGTTGCTCCAGCTGATTCAGCACCAAAACCCATTGTTGTAGCTAGTGATGCTCCTAATGCAGTCATTGCAGTTTCTATAAGAACACCAGCAAAGGTACCTAATGCACTTTCACCAGCACCTAATGATTGAGCTATTGATGACCCCATTTGTGAAAATGTGCCTTTAATAGATTCACCCATTTGCAAACCAATTTCTTTAAATTTTTGCATTTTTTCTTGTTGAATAAGTAGGTTTGCGGTTAGTGATGCACCAATGCCATTTAAGGCAGTATCAAAAGCTGGTTTATTTTCTTTCATACCCTCTGTTAATAGTGTGATAGGGTCTTTACCAACACTAACAATACCAGCTGTATCTATAAGTGTTCCATCCTCGCCAGTTTTGCTAATTGTTCTAAAAACCGAACCACCTACCATATCTACCTCATCACGCTTTTTATCATTACCACCACCAGCGGCACCACCAAAGTTATTACCGCTTAATATACCAGTAACCATTCCTTTGGTTTTAGTAGCGACATTTTTAATTGCATTTGTAACACCCTCAAAAGTTTTATGTTCTAGTTTTGAGGTTACACCATCAACAAATGCATCTGTAAAAGCACCACTAATTTCATCAGCTCCATTTTTAGCAATTTGTTCGCCTTTATTAAAACCTTTTTTTAAAACCAATAAAAAATCGCCATCCATTCCTTTCTCTGAAAACTCCTTAATAAGTTCCCACATTGTTACGAATATGTTACTAAATTCTAAAACTAATGTTTTTGCACCTATAAAAACGCTTTTAAATACTGCTCCTAAACCATGTATGCCTAATCTTAATTCCAAACTAGAGTTATATAAGTCAACAAATCTGTTATATAATTTAACTAATACTGGTCCGACAGTTTCCCAGTTTTTATAGATTGCAGTACCAATACCAGCAATTGCCAATACAACTAAACCAATTGGTGATAATAATGCACCAATAGCTGTTAATAATGTGCCAAATAAACCAATAATTGTAGGTAATGCAACAGCTAAAACACCAGAGGCCGCAATAAATTTTTGCATACCAGGGTCGAGCTTATTAAATGCTTGAAATAATCTTGTAATAAATCCAGTAATATCTTGTATTAATGGTAATAATGTTGTTAGTAAAACAGAACCCATTTCAGCAAATGACTCCTTAGCTGTATTTAATGCTTTTGTTAATTTAAAACTTGCACTTTTAGAGGTTTCATCAAATGCTTTTTGTGTTGCTCCTTGTACGTTATTTAATTCACCAAATATTTCTCTTGTTGAATCAATACCTTTGCCTAGTAAATCCATAACACCCATTAAAGCTCTTGAGTTACCAAAAACTTTAGATTGAGCATCAGCATTTTTTTCAAATTTACTTTTTAAAGTTTCTAAAACAGATAATAAACCCTCTTGTTTAATTTGTTCTTTTAAAGAAGCACTAGACAAACCTAATTTTGTAAGTTCTTTAGCCGCCTCACTTGATGGCTTGTTAATAGACATCAATATGTTTTTTAACTGCATAGATGCTGTTGCCGCATTTGTACCAGTCCTAGACATTGCCGCCATAGTTGCACCAACCTCATTAAATGTAACACCCATATTTGAGGCAATAGGAATAACTGAACCAATTGAGCCTGATAATTCCTCACTAGATAGTTTACCCTCTCTAACAGCCGCTACCAATACATCGGTTGCATCACTTGCACTTAGTGTATCTGACCCGTAAGCATTCATCGCTGAGGTTGCCGCATCAGCTACCTGGGTAACATCGCCTAAACCAACCGCACTAGCTTTTAAGGATGCATTTAAAACATCCATTGCATCACTACCTTCTAAACCAGCTGATGTAATAAAAAATAAGGCATCAGCCGCATCAGTACTGGATGCACCAGTTTCAATTGCCATTTGTCTGGCTTTTTTACCCATCTTATCAACCTCATCACCAGCAATACCAACTAAAGATTTTATTTTTGTTAATGACTTATCAAAGTCAGCACCCATTTTTATAGCCGCACCACCAGCTAACGCTACTGGTAATGCAAATCTTTGCATACTAGCTCCAATACTAGATACGTTTTTACCAAATGATTTTAACCTTGCACTCGCTTTATTTAGCGTACCAGTTAGTCGTGATGCATCGCCAATTAGTTGTACTCTTAATTTACTATCCGCCATGTAATTTTATTTTATTCAAAAATACAAAAAAAATAAGCCACTTATTTTTGTGGCTTTTTAGAATCAGATAATTTTTTAAATGCTATCATTTCATCTTTTGATGATTTTGGTTTGCCTCTTTGTAAATAGACATCTTGAGGCAAAGGGAATAATTTATCTGGTGTAATCATTTGAGCTTTTTTATTGCAATTAACATTATATAACATTGATGCAATATATCTTACTTGCTCCCATTGCATATTAGATTTAATCATATGTGATTCGCCTAGCAATTGATTTTCTTTCCAAGTATTTTTCCAAAAAATATCTGGCATTATCCCAGCTTGACCAATATAATAATCCAATAAACTTTCCCAAGTCAGCTGGGTTGTTACTTTCCCTCTTTTGTAGGTTTTGAGGTTTTTTTAATATTTCTAGCAACACCCATATTTAAGTCATTACCTAAAATTCTTGATTCCATCATTGCATTTACCACATCATTTAATTTTTCAGAATCAAAATCCTCAAGCCACATTCCAACTTTAAATTCATTGTAATCAATATCATTACCTTGTTCTTGGTCATGTGCTAATAGGCCAGAATATATCAAAGCTCTAATACCTTTTATAGACATACCACCAGCAAAAACCTCACCTATTTGGTCAAGTGAAATATTAAGTTGCTCAGTAAAGTTAGACCAGAAATTCATTGAAAAATGCATAGTTCGCATTTTACCACCTAGTTTTAGGGTGTAGTACCCTCGTTTCTTGTTTGCCATAATTTAAATATATATATAAGGGTATAGTTTCCTTAAGCTATACCCCTTTAGATTATATGTTATTTTTCTTAGTTAGTTGCTTTAGCAATAGCACCAGTAACAGTAATCGAACCAGAATAAGATACTGGTGATTCCATTTCGGCACTCATTTCAATTGAGCTAATAAAACCTTCACCAGAATAAACCTCATCCCCAGTAGCGGCAGTTCCAAAAGACCAATCTAATTTTGTTCTAGCTAAAAGAAAATCAGCCGCCTCAATAGCATTATTTGCATCATCATAAGCAACTAAACCTTCAAAACTAATTTCACCACTTTTTACACCAGCAATAACCTCTTGAAATCCGCTACTATCTTTAGTAGTTGCCTCTGGCAAATCATTAGATAGTGAAAGTGAACAAGATGTTGAATGTCCGATTGATGCAATTGAACCTCCATCAGCGGCAAATTTTAGTAATAAGTTAGTTCCATTAAATACTCCGACAGTAGCCATAATTTATATTTTTTAATTATTAATTTAAGACAAATATACAAATAAAATATTTATACATTTTCCCAGTTTGTAGCAATATCCTCCCATTTTTCAAAGACATTATCCCATGTCTTACCCTCAGATGCATCACTTACTGTAAATATACCAGTTAAATTTATATCTAAGTTAAAAGAGGTTGCATTTTCAAACTCCGCAGTTTCATCAACAGATACAATAAAACCCTCACCTCTAACTATTAATTTAGTGTTTACAGTATCTTTAAAATAAAAAACTGCTTTTTGCCGAGTTATAATCATGTCGGCAATTTCATCAAAATTTAAGCTGTTAGAATAATCAGTTAAGCACTCACAATTAATTGTACCAGATTTAACACCTGGTATAATTTCACGCCATCCTAAACTATCTTTTGTAGTTGATTCTGGTGTATCTACATTAACATTAAATGATGTGCTTTTAGAATGACCAATAACTGTTGTATCTTTTAATAATAAAAAGCTACTGGCATTTAAAACTGGCATTATTCCTCTATTGGTGTGATTTCGCCAGTATCAATATTTAAAGAACCTTTGCCGTGTTTTTCCTCAATTGATTTCATTAACTCTTGTTGCTCTTTAGATGCTTCATCAAATGCATCAACAAGTTTGTCAATAGATTTATATGCAATAACTCGCATACCAATTTCAGTTGCAATTTGATTTGGTTTAGCTATTGATTCTCTTAATTCTTTCAATTCTTTTTCCTCTAATTTGCTCATTTTTTATATTTATTTAATTATACAAATTTAGTAATTTATTTAACAACTATCAACACCAGCAACAGTTCCAGCAAAACCACCACCTCCACCAATAACCTCAGCAACTGTTCCCTCACTTACACCACTACTAGGGTTAAATAATTGATAATAACCAGAGGGTGCGGCTGTAAAACCAGTTTCTGTTGTATATATTTTATCACCACTTACTGGCAATGTATTACTACCATCATGCCAATACTCTGTACTTTGTATAGAAAAACTACAAGCTGTTGATGCATTTGAAGAACTGTAAGCAAACCTAACAACTCTCCTTTGTAAGTTTTGATTATATCCAAAAAATTCAGACATTTTTAGGGGATTATTGCCATCTGGTCGCCTGTTTCTTGAAAATGCTGGTGATTGTACATTTAACATATTTATAGCTGGATAACTATTCCCAGAACCACCAGAATTACCACCACTTAAGTTACTTAAATCTTTTAATGAAATTGGTGAACTTACACTATATGTATTGTTAGTATATCCAGCACCTAATCTTTCTCTTGCAAGTCGTAACATTTCTAATCCAGGATTTTGTAAATCACTAAATAATGGAACTGCCATAACCTATTTAAATTTATTGTGCATCTAAAGTAGCATCAGATTCTTGCTCAGGTTCCCATGGCAATGGAGCTTCCTTATCCTCTGGCACAATTTGATTTTCTATACCTTTTTCAATTTGCTCGTTTGGATGGTCAAGATTATAAATAGATTTTACCCATTCAATAACTTCATTTTCAGTTAAATCAGCTAATGGAACAAAATTGCTAGATTCTGGTTTGCCAATAGGTATAGCGCCCATAAAAGAATGTGAAAACCCAGAATCACTATCTGTGCCTTTATATTCAAATTGTACATTTGTAATTACATCTGATAAACCATCTAAAGATGGTGCCATTTTCATTGCTGTAATTTTCCAAGTATATGTTATATTCATAATGCAAATATATTAATTATTTTTCTAATTTATTTATTCTATCTTTTAGTTGTTCAATAGTTTTTTGTTGTTCTTTTATAGCTTCAATTAAATATCCAGCAAGGTTACCATAAGCAACCCCCAATGTGCCATTTGATTCTGTAATTAATTCTGGTGCAATTTTTTGTAATTCTTGAGCTATAACACCAGAGCTTTTTTTATTACTATCAATTCTATCAAAACTAACACCTCTCATTTTTAAAACTTTAGTACCATCTAATGTTTTAATATTAGTTTTTAATTTTTTATCAGAATAAGCAATTACATCACCACCAAAAACTCCTTTTCCAGCCATATTAAGTGATGTACCACTACTTTCTGGGTCAATATAATATGTTGTGTTATTTGAATCATAAAATATAGGTGCCCTATATGATGCAGTTTCCTGACTGTAACCATTTTCTAATTTTTGCCTTAATACATTATGGCTGAATAAGTATTGATGATGTCCAGTAATAGTACCAAAGAAAGAATAACTATGCCCAGTATGAGCATACCAAGTTGACCGCATAGCATTTGCATCTTGTGCTACATCAATCCTAGCGTGTACATTATCTGAAACTACCAATCTTGCTCCCCAGCCACCATCATTAGAATTATAAGTTGAGCTATCCCCAATAACAACAAATTGTCTTAGTTTAGCTGATGTAGAGGTACTTGCTGGGTCAACATAGTAGGTTGTATCACTAGAATCGTAAAATATAGGTGCCCTTGCTTGTGTGGTAGCTGACATCATGCCCATGTGCAAATTAGCAAATGAGCTTGCTGAACCAGCTCGCCAATACCAATCAGTTGGTGTGTGTCCGCTAGCTCCATTATTACAAGTTCTATAATTAATATGTATTTGAGTGCTTTGGGCACCAATCATAAATTCAGCACCATATCCTTTTAACTCCATTGTATCATAGGCGTGGTTTCTGCCTATTTCAGCACAACCAGCAGATGTACCAGTTAAAAAACCATTAAGTTTTATACTATACAAATTACTTTTATCATTTGGATTTAAATAATATCCAGTACTTTGTGAATCATAAAATATAGGTGCCCTACTTGATGATGTTGCAAATGAATTACCAAGCCTATCACTGTACCATCTCATAGTACCTTGACCACCACTAACCCCAGAATTTCCAGTTGTTTCCCAATGTTCTACACTACCATTGCCCTTATTAAACCTTACATAACAACCATAGCCAGAGTTATAAGCTCTACCATAATATTGACCATTTACATGAATGTTTCCACCAATACCAGCACTATTATAAGTCATACCAGGTTCAGAAACCCAGCCAGTTAATGTGCCACTATTAGCAGCATCACTACCATGTGCATAATTTAATTGTAACCTAGCACTACTATGACCACCCTGACAAACCCATTTTCCTGATGTTGACAAAGATGTTGATGCACCATTCGGATTTAAATAATATGCAGTATTGTTTTGGTCATATAATGCATAAGCATACAAGTTTCCTGTTAAGATTGTGTTATATGCACCAGCAGAATTATTACTAGCATTAAATTGAGCATAAGTATAACCATCAGAATCAATAAATTTTACCCCCTCGTTTCGGTTAGTTCTTAAAACCATATAAAAACTTTCTAAACCTAAACTATTGTTCCAACTTGTACTACCAAATTTAATTTGGCTAGTTGTTGATAAGCCATCACCCATGTGGATGAAATGTGATGCACTAGGTACTTTAATAATGTCATCAAATGTACTTACACCATTAAAATAACTTGTTCCATTGTTATAAAAATCAAAACTTGTATTTGAAGAACCAACATATATGCCTGGTGCTTGTATATCACCATTAAATGTAACTGCATTTAAAACACTTGTAGCATTTGGATTTAAATAATAACTTGTATCATTACTATCATAAAATATTGTACCTCTAACATCGGCATCACATCTAATACCAACAGTTGTTGTAATTACATCACCATACACTCTTAATAAATGGTCAGCCGACCAATGACCTATACTAACAAAATTATTATTACTATTATTTGCTGTCCAATTATATCCTATATATCCAGCTTGTTTTGTTGTGCCCTCTTTACCAATAACCACAATATTTGTTTGACCGCTAGTCATATTAGCACCTAAAATTTCAGCACTATGTATAAAAGCAGATGAACTAGGATTATTAATTTCTAAAGATGGTGCAGAGGCCAAACCTGTACTAGATGTTTGTATTCTACCAGCTACATTTAAAGCTATACCAGTATTTGCAAAATCCCCATAATAAGCTGTATTGCCACTATCATAAAATATTGGTGCCCTATATGAACCCTCCTCTTTACTATAACCATTTTCTAATTTTTGTCTTATACTATTATGGCTCATTAAATACATTGCATGGCTAGTTACAGTACCAAATGTTGAGTATAATTGACCAGTATGTGTGTGCCACGATGCACGAACAGAATTAGCATCTTGTGCAACATCTATTCTAGCGTGTACATTGTCACTTACAATTAATCTAGCTCCCCAACCACCATCGTTTTGATTATATGTGCTACTGTCTCCAATAACTACTGTTTGCCTAACTTTTAATGAAACTGAACTTGAGTTTACAGATGAGAAACCTAAATTAGCATAATATGTTGTATCATCAGAATCGTAGTATATTGGTGCCCTCATATCTGAATAACTTGTTACTCTACCAAAATTATGGTCGGACCAGTTATTTGAACTTCCAGCTCTCCAATTCCAAGTTGTGGGTGTATGACCACTTGTGTTATTATTACAAGTTCTATAATTTATATCTATCGATGTAGCTTGAGCGCCAATCATTAATTCGCCACCATAACCTTTAAGTTCTAAAGTATCATAAGCATGGTTACGACCAATAGTTGCATCACCAGCTGGTGAACCACTATTAACAATACCATTATAATGTATAGTTTGTGCAGTTATACCCCCAGCAAAAGTTGCGTTACCACCACTTTCAATATTTAGTAAATCTGAAGAACCTGTTACACTTCTTATTTTAAATTTATTAGAATCATTACCAGCAACAATTATTTCATATTCTTGATTAGTGTTTGATAACATAAATCCTGGAAAACCAGTTTCTGCGTTACCAGTTGTTTTAACTCTAGGGCTTAATTGACCTGAAAATATTCCATTTCCTGTAAAAGTTGCAATATTAAAAGCACTTGTACCAGCACCATCAAAATAATAACTAGAATTATTTGTATCATAATATATAGGTGCATAAACATTATTGGTAAAACTGGCACCACCTGTAACACTAACACCTGTGTTTGTAGTTTCAAACTTTTTACTACCATTATACCATAAATCTACTTTTCCATTTGAGGTACAAGTAATCCAATTTTCATTTTGGGAATTGCTTTTAAAATTTAATGAAGCATCAGCTCGTATAAATAAACTTCCTTCGCCAACATCATCTATATAACTGTGTCCTCCATCGTGATATATTTGTAAATCTCCTGAGTTACCAAACTCAGCTTTTACATTATCTATAAATGCAATGTTTTTATTTGCTATTGTTTTAATAGCACCCCCATCTAATCTTAAATACTCGGTCAAAGAACCACCGCCATCATCTAAGTTAAATTTAATATCACCATCTGTTACAAATGAATTAAAAATTAAATCGCCTGTATTAATTCTAAATAGTGTATTTGTTTGATTATGATATGCTTTAAAATCTGAGCCACTACCCAAAATTAATTCATCATTATCTTGTATAATTAGATTATTAGAGCCAGATGTATTACCAACAGCTAAAACAGCACTTAATGCTGGTGTTGTAACAGTAGGTGTATTATCATCAACATATTTTTTTGTAGCAAAATTTAAATCAGATGTTGGTGCAATACCAGTTACTAAGCCAGTAAATGTTGCTGTTGTGCCACTTATATTATTATCTACCTCAAGTTGATTTTCAATTATTGTTTTTTCAAATAAATGTACAGTATTAGTAGTGTCTTCTGTAAACCTCATAAACTCTGCACCACCAGTAAAAAACCTCAATCTATCATCAATATCCTCATTAATATATGTATGGCTACCACCACCAAATTTTAATTTTTTAGAAACTGCTATACTTACATCATCACTAAAAGTTCCAGTTGTACCAGATATTGTACCACCAGTTACATTACCCTCTAAATTAGCGACTAAAGTACCAGTAACAGTTGTTGCAAATGTATTGCCTGGCTCAACAGTTCCAAAACCTAAATTAAATTTTGGCGTTGCAATACCAGTTGATGCATCATAAGCCATTCCAACATACTTAGTACCAGTAGATACTATTTTACCATACCAGCCAATGTCTTTTGTATTAGCTGTATTGCCTTTGGCCATTTCAATCATATTATCACCAATAGCAATAATTGTTGAATCAATAATTGTAGTTGTACCATTTACTGTTAAATCACCAGCAATAATTAAATTACCACCAATTTTAGCGTTTGCACTTGTTTGAAATTGATATGTTGGAGTTACACCAATACCTAATCTAGTAGTCGATAAATAAACAGCGGATGCATTACCAAGGCCATCGCTTAGTAGTTTTGCAGTTCCAGTTAAATTTGTATTATCGCCTATTTTTAGGATTGCATTATAAGTATCTTGAACCCTTAAGCCAGTAAATGTAGTAGCCATATATTTATTTTAAACTACAAATTTAAGCAATTTTAGCTACCTTGATTTTCCTTGACCCCTAGATTTTTTCTTATAACCATTTTGACTTTTGGATGCGTTTTTAGAATGAACACCTGGCCGCCTTTTTTTATGCTTTTTTCTGTAATTGTTTACTATGTTTTTAGCCATTGTTAAATTTAGCTTTATATAGTTTATTAATTAAAATTTTAAATAATACTATAACCAAAATTAATGTAAATATATTTGGATGTGATTCCCCACAAAATCCAAAAATGTGTTTTATAGTTTCCATTGTTTATTTATTTTTTATTGCTAGTAATTATATTTGCACCCTTTTCAAATGTACGCCCACCAAAAAATGAAAATACAACTGCTAACATAACCTTTTCAAAAGTATCATTCCATAATGAATTAATTTGAAAATCTATTGAATTTACACTATCTAAAATACCAGCTAATGAAAAAACTACTATGCACCACACTAATACTAATGGGCGTACATTTTTACTTAGCCAACCTGAGTTTACACTATTCATGTCAGCTTTCCATCTGTCAGTAACAGAATCCATCTCTTTATTTTGTTGGTCGTAAATTAATTGCTGTAATTTTATTTTGTCATCAGTAGATATTTTTGATTTGCTTATTTCAGCTAATGCATCTTGCGGTGAACTTACACCACTTAATACTTTGCCTAATGTTGGGTTTATCATTGATGCCGCACCAAATAATAATTTACCAACAGTAGTTTCTTTGAATTTTTTTTTATTACTCATTATTATAAAATTTAAAATGCATTACAAATAAAATTAAATATAAATTAAATTCTGTCCAGTCATTAAAGTCATCTGCTGGATAGTAGCTAAACCCTAATAATGGTCCAGTTGTTAATTTTTCTACTATTGCAAACTCCCAGTTCATTTAACTATTTGTAATATCTATATATTTAGTTTTACCCTTGTCTCTAACCGCTTTTAATATGCGGTTTCTATTAACTGAATCACTTACATAACTAACATGGACCCAGTCAGGATTTGTACTATCACCAAACTCCCATATCATTTGGTCAAAGTTTAAATTTTCTTTTATATAATTAAACATTTCAGCATTTGTTTTATGACCATAGATGTCATCAATATCCATTGCATATCCAAAACAATGTTGCGAGGTTTGTTTGCCATTTTTTGATGCACCGCCAATGGCTTTATTAAGTGCCTCAGACCTATAAAAAGAATTTATCTTTATTGGACCACCAACCCATTTTCTAAGCGGCTCAAATATGTTTTCCGCAACTGCTTTCATATTAGATAAAATGTTGCCATCTGGTGTATTTGCAAGTCCTAATCGCATTGCTGTAATACTTTTAGTAGCTTCTTTTTCAGAAATGTGTTTACTAATCATAATTTATTTTTAGTTTGTTGTTGCCCTTCTAGGTTTTGTGCCTTCTAGCATTATTTCATTAATTCTTTGCTGTATTTCATCTTTTGTAGCTGTAATTTTGAAACTTAAATCAGCTTTCCATTGGCCTCGAGGTTTACCATTTTTATCAAGTAAAATAATTATTGGCACAGATTTAATCTGAGACCTTAATGAGGGTGCCTGGTCCTCTAATAATGCAAATTTAACTTTTGCATTTTCAATACCTCTTAAATTAAAATTATTTGATACATTCCAACTAGCGTTAATATGCATCAATGTTAAATCTTGAGCTTTAACACAAACCGCAACCAATACAAATATCACACATAATATAAATTTTTTCATCTTTTTTTATAAACTTTATCTTCTAAATCTTTTATTGCTTCTTTATTTTCCTCAACATCCTCTTTTATGTTTTCTGTTAATTTATCAATTTGAACAATGTTAGTTCTAATTAATTCATCTTTAAATTTAAACTCCATTTGTTGTACAAATTCATCACCAGAAAAATTATCAATTTTATTTTGTAAATCAGTTATATCGCCTTGTAATGTAAACCACATACTAGCTAGTGAAATTGTACCAGCAATGATAATTCCGATTGTTTTTAAATCTAGTTGTACGTTAGTATCTTCACTAATTTTTGTCGCCATCTTGTTTTTTACTTTTTATTTTTTGTATTGTATATATTATAGTTGCAATAAGCAAAACTATTCGCAAAGTTACTTCAATATTTGTTAATGATAAACCTAGTGCAATTGTATTAAATAAATATATTTTCATGTCTAGTAATGCCATTTTTTTA